ATAAAGGGAACAAAAGTACTTGAACCCAAAATCACAATTTGAGTAAAAGATTTATAGTTAACTTTTAAAATATTATCTTCTAAGATTCTTTGATTTGCTCGATCATCTGCTTCCTTATGAAGGGGAGATCCATTTACTTCAATATCAAAAATATTTGGTTTGATTCCGCGACGAACCAAATAATCTCTACTATTGATAGAGAACTCAATCTCAACAACACAGTCCTTTTCGTTCGTTGTATTGACTAGTTGAGATTTATTAATCTTACGAAAAGGTTTATTAAAAAGAACAAACGTAAGTGCATCCAGAATTGTCGATTTACCAGCGCCGTTTGTTCCAATAATCAAATTAATACAATGTTTTTCAAAATCAACTTCCGTCCATTGATTTCCTGTGGAGAGGAAGTTTTTCCATTTAATCTTGTGAAATACTAGCATTCTTAGGGGGTATCACGATATCGTTGGGAGTTACCACAGCATACTTGTAATTATACCTCTTACAAGTCATTATGGCAAGTGCATCATCAACTTCTACTACATCCATTTCTGATTCTTCTTGATCCTTAAGCATTAAGGCATATCTAACCGCATCATCTTCCTCCTCAAAAAGAAAAAGAACTTTCTCACCGTATCGATTTTGAACGGCATAAGCACCATCTTCTTTTTGATCTTTAAGAGTAAGAAGATACATTATTCGACTTCGCAAGCTTGTTTATATAAATCTTGAAAGATTCCTTTAATTAGGTTTTTGTCTAAATTAAAATCAGACTCATCAATATATCTATTCAAAATAGAAAGTGTATTTTCTTCTTCATCAATTTCAAATTCTTCACTTTCTTGTATTTCAAAGTTTTCAACAATCTTAAGTTCTTGAATACCAGCAGTATATAACTTATCAATAAACCTTTCAAAATCCTTTGGTCTAGATTTTTTACGAACAATCACTCTTACAATCTTATTCTCATATTCCGATGCATCAAATAACTGATATGGAGTATCTTCATAATAAATGTTAAAAAATAATTTATGAGGATTATTAACTGGTGTATGGGTAAGGGTTTCCGTATCAAAAATATGAAATCCTCTTGTATCATTCACATCAGTCCAAAACATTTCATAAGGATTTCCCAAATAGAAAATCTTCCCATTATTTGAACGAGTATGATAATGACCAGAAAATACTTTATCAAACTTATCAAAAACTTTAGGGTCAGTTCCGTGCTCTTCCATAATCAGGTTTCGATTTACAAGAAACCCTTGAAGTTCAAGATGACCCATCGCAACTTTTGCTTTGGTCTTTTTAATCTGCTTTAAAGTTTCATCATAGTTCTCGCTACAAATCCAAGGAACCATTAAAATATCTAAATCACCAACTTTAATAGTTTGTGGGGAACTATAAGTTTTAATATTTGGATAAGTTTGAAGAAGCAAACTTGGAGAGTTAACACTATTGGTATTCTTGTAGTAACAATCATGATTACCAACAATCATATGAACCTCATAATCTTGCAAAGGTTCAAATACAACTCTTTTTGCCCATTCAAGACTTTGATAATCAATTGATCTACGACTATCAAAAGTATCACCCATATGAATAACTACTTCTATCCCATATTTTTTAAGAGCAGGAAAAAACACTTCACTATAAAACAGTTCAAAATAATCATGAATATATTTTGAACCTTTTCTTGCCCCATAGTGGGTGTCCGTCAGAATAGCAATCTTCATCGATTATTTCTATAAGAGATGTTATCTTTAATGCTATTATAGTCCGAACTACTGCCAGAAAGCAAGCTATCATCAACAACCATAACCTCATCAAAACCAGTGCGTTCAATGATCTTGGTCTTGATTTCTAGTTGTTTTTTCTCTTTCTGAATACGACGAAGAAAAGCATAATGAATGATTTGAGTAAAATAAGCAAATGGATTAGTTGACTTTGCGGGGTCAAAGTTATGAATATATTGAACGCAGTTTTCAATACCATCAGAAATCATATCATCCCGAAACATATAGTTAACAAAGTTCGGTTTATATGAAAGATGCGTGGCGATTTTAAGAAAGCACTCGCCCAGATAGTTAGAAATGGATGGTTTACCTTCCCAGTGCTTTGCTCGCTCTTCTTTGGGTTGCTTTTTTAAATCTTTATCGTATTTCTTTAAATATGATGCTTCAACTTTAGTTCTATAAACAATTAATGCTTCAAGTAACTCTTTGTTGTTTACATAATGTTCTGATTTCTTTTTGGGCATAACATCGGTCTTTGTAAATAAATATTTGTTATGTTTATTATAACATACTTTAAGGGCTTGACAATATTCAAAAATACAAGTAGAATCTGTTTGTTCCCGTTTAAGATAATAGTTTAACTTTCATTAATATTATTAAAGATTCTTTCAAGATTCTTGCGAGCATCTTCTACTGTCGATATAAATCCCATTTTATCAGATATTTTAACTTTACCATCTATTTCAATATCTACATCATGATCATTTAAATATCTTTCATAGAATGAAATCATTTTCCCCTCTTTGATTTCTGTCATAGTCACAATCTTGTCATATTTGACTACAAACATTTCATCAGAAGGTATTTCCATCCAGGGCTTTATCTTTACATATTGCCCAATATGATTTGTGACGACTTTCATAATGACAGGATTTTGAAGAATAATGATAGGATCTCCATCATTCTCATCGACACAAACGATTGAGAAGACTTCTTCTCCTGTAACTAGTTTTATTGCTGCGTAAAACTCTTCTCCCATTAGTTTTTAAGTGGTATGTTTACAATATCATAGTTAAAATTTTCTTCGTTATAAATTTTAATTCTTTCGATTAAGTGATTGAGTGTATAATTTTTTCTTGATTTATAACTGATATCATCGGCAATGTCATATAAAGTTGCTTTTACTTTGTTTTCTCCTTTTCTGAGAACTCTTCCGATAGATTGGAGATTTCTGATTCTTGATTTACTAGGGGAAGCAAAGACCACATTATGTAGATTTCTGATGTTAATACCAGTAGAAAAAGTACCGTAAGAAGCAACGATGATAGCATTATTTTCCTTTTCAGTTATTTCACGAACTCTTTCTCTTTCTTCAGTTTCTACTCCACCATGAATAAAAAATACATGACGATTATCAAGTTTGCTACTATTTATGAGTTCATATAATGGTTGTCCATGACCTTCGACTCTTGAGAAAAGAATTAAAGTATTTCCCTTAAGATCAAGAGCAAGATTTTTAATAAAGTTATTTCTTTTTGAATGATTAATAATGTATTGAATCTCATCTTCAAATATTTCAAACTTATTTGGCGGGTGTTTTAATAAAAGTATTTTAATATCTAACTTAGCAAGATGACCTTTTTGCATCAGTTCATCTGTTTTAATAATCTTATAAGAAGGTCCAAATAATCCCTCTAAAACCCATTTATGAGTCTGACTTCCGTCAAGTGTTCCAGTAAATCCAAAACGATATTTTGCATCACAAAGTTTAGTCATTATAGATATTAATGATTTGGATTTAAACTGGTGTGCTTCATCTCCTACGACTACATTAAATCTTGCAAAATACTGCTTAGGCAATTTGTAAATGCTTTGCCAGGTGGTAATAATGACTTGAGAATCAGTTTCTCTTTCTTTTCCAGCGTAGATTTTGTGGCAGTATGAACCAACATCCCATCCATAATCTGCAAAATCTTTATACATTTGTTCTACAAGGGATGTCGTCGGAACGACTATCAGAGTATTTTGTCCTTTCTCAACATAATATCTCACAACAGAATATATCATTAATGACTTTCCAGAAGCAGTTGGAGATATCAATAACTTTCGATTATGTCGCAAGGCGTCGTATACTCCCTCAACTTGGTAATCGCGTGGGGCGTGTCTACTGATTGCATCCATATAATCTTTTACACCTTCCTTTGAAATATTCTCATTTACCTCAAAGGGAAGACCATAAAACTTATTATTTGCGAACTCATATGTATATCCGTGATCCTCACAAAATTTGATAATTTTATCTAAAAGTCCAACATAAATCTCTCTTGTATCCACATTAAACAAATATATGCGACCATCCCACCATTTATTTTTATAAGCAGGAGCAAACTTTGCATTTGGAACTTCAAATTGAAATGCGTCCCTTAATTCATAATAGATATGAGGTTCCGCTTTGATATGCAAATATACTTCGTTCTTTTTTGATATAGTCAAATGACTCATATTTTATATCATTTCGATACAAATATTTATCTCATCAACTAAGGACCTCCATATCCAGCCTGAAATCTCATAAATTCAATACTATTCTTGATTTGATAAGTTCTGTTAGAAACGGTCTTAATAATTTCTTCTAAAAACTTGAGCATAATATCATAGTATCTTATCTTCAAATCAATTTTAGAAAGTCTTTCATCGGCACTCATATACCTCTCTATGGCATCCTTTTCCCTTACCTTATACGGAAATGGTTCTTCTACATAAGCTTCTGCTGGTGCCTTTCCTGTGTAGTAATTATAGCGTTCTAAACGCACTCTATTGTAAGATTCTCTTGCCTTTTCGCGTAATAAGGTAATCGTATTATAGATGGTATAATATTTGGAATGTAATTGGGGAATTTTTAAAGATTCATCATGTAAGTTGTCAGGATCGATGACAGAATCTCTCTGCCACATCTCCTGAATTTCATCAAGATTCATAAAGGTTTTCCGTTTGTTCCTGTTATATTGTAAATAGTATACTTGAAAGATACGTCTGCTGTAAAGTACTGAATATCAGATTGAGTTGCATCAAACTCTAAAGATGTTAATGAAACTGGAAATAAATCTTTGAATCTGACAAGAGCATTGTCCCTAAAGCTACTGTTCAAAATGTGAAGAGTTCCATCACTAAATGCTTTTTTTGGATCTCTAATATCATCTTGAGTAATTAAATTTCTGTATTCTGATGTTGATTCTGGATATCCAAGTCCAGTTAACCAGTTATGAATAGACATATAGTTACTCATATCTTCATCAACTAAAAACCTAATTGATAAATCACCATAAGAAAGTTTTTCTCCAGGAATATCAATATCTTTTAGATATGATGGTTGTGTATTTGTTGGCAAACTAATCTCTGGTATTCTAGCACTATTACAAAAGAAAACAGATTTTGGTTCTTTCGATAATGTGAACTTAAAACCAATGGGAGATAGGAAATTTCTATTTTCTATTTGGTTGGTAAAAGGTGATCGTGTCATTTCAATACTTTCCGTACATTAAACCTTTACTTTGTGTTGTTGGAAATGAAGGTTTGGTTTTTGCTAAAAGACTTACATCCATATCTTTAACACCAAACTGTTTATAATCTTTATATCCAAGATCTTTGGTTGTCTGTGTAGTTAAATCGGCCTGACGATCTCCTACATATGGACCTCTATCAATTACTTTGGTTGTAACACTTTTTCCAGTTTTTGGATCAGTTATTTTAACATCGCTACCAAGTGGTAAAGTTTTACTGGCAATTCCTCTACTCTGAGGAGTTAATACTGATCCACTAGCGGTTTTATTTCCATATAATCCTGGACCATAAGAACTTACTTGTCCAACAACAGCAAAAGGAATTGCCTCAGATATAAACTCCTTAAAACTTTTCATTTTTTTTATTTTTATTTAGATAAAAAAAAGGGGTGCCTGAGCACCCCAGAGAATATGTGAATATAACTCACATTAGGTTGTCAACACGTACTCTTCTGTAGTAACGGTTGGAGTTCATCTGGAGGCGACCTGCACCAACGGTAGTTCCTTCAGCGAATGGGTTAGCAACAAGACCATATCTGGTCTTGAAGCCGATCTTAGGCTGGAAGGTGTCCTGACCAACAGCACGAACCATTTGGAGAGGAACGTATGGGCAGTAGAATAAACCTGCATCATATGGTGAAGAACCCTTATAACCAACAACATAGTATTGGTTAGCAGAAACGTTTGCCGAATAAGGATCGATATAAACACGATACTTACCTTGCAGAACACCAGCAAAAGTGTTGCCAGTATCATCAACGTTGAGGTTAGCGTTGAGTGCAGGGGTGTAATCAAGAACACCTGCCATGGTGAGTGCCGAAGCAACGTCAGCAGAGCAGAGGATCATGTTACCCTTCCCTCTACGAGTTCTTTGTGCGATTGCGTTAGCATCGCGCTCGATTTGGAAAATAAGACCCTTGAACTTCTCAACCGACCAACGACCGTTGGAGTCGACGTCTAGATCGAAGATACCTGCAGAAGCAGTGTTTGCCTGAGCACCAGACTCAGCAACATTATAGATGGTACGGATAACTTCACGATTGATTTCAGCAAGAATCTCAGTTGAGAGAATGTTTGCGAGTTCAGCCTCAGCATTCAAACCATGGATTGCTTTTAGGTCTTGTGCGAGTTCTAGAGTGTATTCTGCTTTGAGTGCTCTTGACTTAGCAGTAACGGTGACTTTCTCAATTGAGAATGCCATTTCGTTAAACTGGTCACCAGCACCAGCACCGCCACCTAGATTTTCTGCGTCATCGGTACGCATACCTTCGCCTACGTTGTAGGTCGTTGCGGTTTGTCCCGATTCTGGGTTCAGAAGACCTGGGTTAGTACCACGCTGAGTAGTTGTACCAAGACCAACAGAACCGCTAGTGAATCCACTGGTGAGGTTTTGTGCGCTACTCTGACCTGAGAATGCAGTATCAGCTTCGTTGAACAGAGCTTCAGTTCCATTCATGGTCTTATACTTAGAACGCATCGCAAAGATAAGACCAGTAGGTCCGTTCATTGGTTGAACACCAGCAAGGTCATAAGCGACCAAGTTAGGCATTGCACGACGGATAAGGCTGATTAGAACAGGATCGAAACCAGCAACTGGTGAAGAAGCACCAGCAGAGAAACCTGCAGTTCCTGTGCTTGAAAAAGTATTTACAGTTGGAGCTTCTGAGAGGAAAGAACTCTCTTCACGTAGTTCTTTCTCTTGGTTTTCTAGCAGGATAGCAGTTACCGCTCTACGATGTGAATCTTTGATTGAATCAAGACCCTCATAGTCAAGGATTGGTGCCCACTTCTCCTGCAAATATTCCGCATTGAACATTTGCATTTGTTTTACCTCTTTTTAAAAACGTGTTGTTGTTTGAATTTATGATCTAAAAATCACTTTTTGGCAACTCTACTAAGAGTCTGAAGATAAGCTTCCATGATGCTGCCAACTTGTGGTTGATTTTGAACATCTGTGCTTTCAGACAAGTTTTCAGAGTTATCTCTTGGAGTACTAGCACTGATTGGGAAATAAGAATTTCTCAACATTACTAGTTTCTCACGATATTCTGCTTCACCATCAAACTCAACATTTTCGGCAAGAGAAGCGAGTTTGTCCTTCTGAGAAAGTGCAAGACCCTCAGCGACATCTGCAAAGATTACATCAGCAACCGACTCGGCTAATCTTCTATTAAGAGCAACATTTCTTGAAATTTGCTCGTTGAGTTTTTCTTCCATTTCATCAAGTTTATCTACCATGCTTTCGATTACATCATATCTATCTTCAGGAACAGTTACATAATGATCTTCAAAAAGTTGCTTCATGCCCGAGAGGAAGCTCTCGGTCATTTCGGTCTTAAGACCGTGCTCAACTGCGAGTACATTCTCAGAGAACCACTCATCAGCAACATACTCAAGATAAGTATCGACTCTATCAACCAAGTCTTCCTTGATTAATTCAATCTCCTCTATAAGTGCTTCTTCATATGAAGAATGAAGAGATTCTTTGATTTGTTCAACCTTTGAACGAATAGCAGCTTCAAAGATTGTACGTGCCTTTTCTTGAAACTCTTCAGATAGTTCTTCACCTGCTAGAAGAGCATTAACATCTTCTTCAATGTTAAACTCTTCTTCCATTTTTTTACCATAACCAGATTCATCTTCTTCATCATCATCGTCATCATCGTCGTCATCATCTTTAGAACCTTTTTTCATGTATGATGCTTTCATTCTTCTTTTCTTAGATTTCTTTTTACCTGCTTCGTCCTCTTCATCCTCTTCATCCTCTTCGTCCTCTTCGTCCTCTTCGTCCTCTTCGTCCTCTTCGTCCTCTTCGTCCTCTTTAGAATCTTTCTTCATGTATGACGCTTTCATTACTCTTTTGTTAGATTTCTTTTTACCTGCTTCGTCCTCTTCATCATCCCCCTCTTTCTTAGATGCTTCTAGAAGTTCCTCATCTTCATCATAATCGGAGTCTTCTTTACGCATAGAAGTATTAGATGGAGGTTCTGCTGCTGCTGCCTTAGCATTAACAACATTTTTAACTTGTGCTAAAGTTACTGCAGGAGTGTTTAGTTTTGCTGAATCGTCATCTGGACGATAGTTGTCTACAGTAGGACCGCCCAGATCTTCCCAAGTTCCAGTTTGCCCAGGAGCAATTCCTGTAGACAAGTTGTGCATTGGTTCGGCAGCTGCAGCTCCTTTGGTTACTACGTTTTCCATTTCTTGTAAATTTCTACCAACGGACATTTGTTTGATTGTGTTATAATCTATATTTATTTATTAAATCAAAGATTTGAAAGAAATTCCTGAAACAATTCAACCTTATGTTCCTGAAGTGTTCTTTCATCTACTAAAGTATTAATTCTGCGCTTAGTTTGTTTGGCAAGTTTTTCACGAAGAATTCCACCTTCCCAAACCCATTCCTTACCTTCCATAATTCCAGAAATAAAGGCATCGGGAGCAGAAGGATCTGCAACAATATCAGCAGCAGTTGCTAACATAAAATCGGGACCAACTACTTTATGTCCTTCATTAGTCATCTGAAGAGATCCAACACCACGAGAAGAAACACCAAGACAAACTCCTTCACCAATAAGAGATTTTGCAATCTTACCCATTGGAGTTTCTAAAAGTTGTGCCTTACCCCTGAAGTTAGTTCCCTCACAAGTAAGAGAAACAATTTTATGAGAAACACGATCAAGATTAACAGTAGGTCCCTCAGGATGACCAAGTTCTCCAAGAGCACGACCTTTGGAAACAAATGCTTCATTGTATCTGTTTACCTCTTTTGCAAGAGTTGACATAGGATACATTCTTCCATTACGATTGCAAATGTCTCCTTGAAGGAAAATACCTTCAATAAACATTTTTTTATTAGTACCTTTTCCTTCGGTGATAAACTTAACTTGTTGTACTTCTTCTGTGATGAGTTTCATTTTATTCTGATACTAGAGAAACGACTTCTGCAATATTGAAGAATGTATCT